TAGCGCATCATCCTCGTCAGGTCTTCCATGTTGACACTGTCCGAAACCTTTTTCGATTTAAGATAGTGGGTGATGATCTCCTCCGCGTCGGACGCCGTGCCATCTCTAGAGCCGGACGGTAAAATGTGAGTTTTTTTGGAATTTTCACAAGTATTCAAGGAGGATACAACAATATGCACATTTTTATGTACGGAGTCATCGCATATGGCTCATATAAAGCGATTCAAGCCGTTTTTGACAGCGTTACTATCACCCGTGATAAGAAACCCATCATCGCGTTAATCATCGCGTATATGGCCTTCTGTGCCCTCTACAGTGGCATCTATTGAAGGGATACGGCCACACAAGACAAGACGGTAATAGCTGTCACACAGGAGGTAAACAATGGTTAAACGATACGGCGTGCCCTACATGGGAAGCAAGAATAAAATCGCAGAGTGGCTGATAGATAAGTTGCCATCAAGTGAGGTATTTGTTGACCTTTTTGCTGGAGGCTGTGCAGTCACACACGCAGCATTTGAGAGTGGCAAGTATAAGGAATATATCATCAACGATATCGGGCCAGCGCCTGACCTTTTCATTGACGCTATACACGGTAAGTATAAGGGCGAGACACGCTGGATCAGTAGAGAAGACTTTGCCAGACTGAAGGACGTGGATTCATACGTCAAATACTGCTGGAGCTTCGGAAACAAAGCGGACGTCTATCTTTACGGCAAAGAGCTTGAACCTTGGAAGAAAGCCCTGCACTACGCCCGCGTCTTTGGTGATTACTCACTACTGAAAGCCATGGGCATCGGTACAACAGACGCATCGAGACAATGGGTAGTGGCACACAAAGACGAAGCAAAACAAGCCTATATCAAGTGGTATCTGCTGGAGTTCTTCAACGTCACGCTGACACCAGAGCAATACAGCAAAGCACTAAGCATAGACATCAAAGCAGAAAGTGAGCGACTCAGACAGTATCTGAGAGCGTCACTGGAACAGGCAGGTCTCAAGCAGAGCGACGTCAACAAGCGACTAGGTACACAGATGGCTGGTCATTACTTTGGCAAGTCACAGTGGGCTTTTCCTACTCGTGAAGAGTACAACAAGATGGCTGAGTTCATGCCGCTGAAGCCTTATGATGAGGTATACGGCACAAGCTCACTTCTGCAAAGACTGCAAAGCCTGCAAAGCCTGCAAAGCCTGGAAAGCCTGGAAAGCCTGCAAAGCCTGCAAAGCCTGCAAAGACTGCAAAGACTGGAAAGCCTGCAAAGACTGCATCCAAGCATCACATCACAACATATTGATTATCGAGAAGTCCAAAACGAGCGGGCTTCTTTTTTTTATGCCGACCCGCCGTACAGAAACACTTGCGGGTACGGTCAAGACTTCGACTTCGATGCATTTGACGAGTGGCTGGAAACAGTCAACAAACCCGTTATCGTCTCGGAGTACACACAACCGCCACACACCGTAGAAGTGGCAAGAATCGAAAAACACGTCCTTCTGGATCAAACAAAAACAGGCAAAAGGACTGAACGGCTTTTCATTCAAGATAGATTTTACGACTGGTACAAGGAGGCAATGAGACATGATAGACAAGGAGACGCTACAACAGAAGGCTGACGAGATACTGGAAAAAGCAAAAGAGACAGGGCTGGAAACAAACTTCTTTTTTGTGACAACATTCGACCGCTACCTTGTACAACTCCGAATACTTCAGGATCTTGAAAGACATATCACTGAAGATGGGGCAATGGTAACAAAGGCATACGTCAAAGGACGAGAGAACCTGTACACCAACCCGGCAATCACTGAGTACAACCGCACGGTGACGGCCGCTAACAAGACGGTCAGCACACTGCAGTCAATACTGAAAGACTTCGGATCACTCACGGGCGAGGACAAAAAGGAAGATGCAATGATGGCTTTCTTGAATGAATGAAGCCTGACTATTTACAAGAATATACAGACAAAATCAAGAAAGGAACCATCAAAGCACCGAAGAAAGTCCTCACTATTTACACACGCCTAGAGCAAGAAAGACAGGATCCAGACTGTGACTATTACTTTGACATAGATGCAGGGCTGAGGCCTATCCGCTTCATGGAGTCCTTCTGCAAACTCTCAAAGGGAGCACTCGGAGCACCGTTGAAGCTGGAACTTTTCCAGAAAGCCTTCATCATGGCTCTGTATGGCTGGAAGTCAAAGGCAACAGGCTTGCGACGCTTTAGAGAAGCAATACTACTGCTCGGACGAAAGAACGGGAAGTCAACACTAGCCGCAGGTCTATCCCTGTACATGCTGGTGGCAGACAAAGAAGGAAGCCCTGAAGTCGATACGGTGGCAAGTAAGAGAGATCAAGCGAAGATCGTCTTTGAAGAAGCCTGCCACATGCAGGATCAATCGAAAGAGGTCAAGAAGCTGCTGCATAAGAGAAAGACTGACATGTACTGCGAGTACAACTACGGCGTTATGCAACCATTAGCCTCAGACTCAAACACATTGGACGGCTTAAACCCTAGCTTTGCTGTCATCGACGAGCTTCACGCTATCAAAGACCGTAACTTGTACGACGTAGTAAAGCAAGGTATGTCCGCAAGACGGCAGCCTATACTGCTACAGATCACTACTGCATCCCTTGACGACAAGCCGGGATCTATCTACGAAGCACAATATGCATACGCGTCAAAAGTGCTGGCAGGAGAAGTCAAAGACGATCACCTGCTGGCTGTCATGTATGAGCTGGACGGTGCCAAAGAGGTCGAAGACGAGACATCATGGATCAAGGCCAACCCGGGCTTAGGAACCATTAAAAGAGTGGACACGCTCCGAGAGTTCGTAGAAAAAGCAAAGGCAGACGCCAGCTTCAAGCCTACGGTAATGGCAAAGGACTTCAACCTCAAGACCAGTGGTCACGCATCATGGCTGACCTACGAAGCAGCACACAACCCCGCAACCTTCACGATGGAAGACGTGCGGGATACATATGCTATCGGTGGCTGTGACCTATCAGCAACGACTGACCTGACGTGTTCAACCTTGATATGTAAGAAGCCAGAAGACGAGACGCTGTATGTCTTGCAGCATTACTTCATACCAGAAGAGCGAGTCAAGACAATAGAGCACATGTCATCAAAAGAGGCTCCATATCGAGCATGGGAGAAGCGTGGACTGCTGACCATATGTCCGGGCTTCCGTGTGGACTATCACCAAGTAACGGAGTGGTACAAGGAAATGCGAGACAAGTACGACATCACGATGGTATGGAACGGATACGACCGCGCGCTTGCTGGATACTGGGCTGAAGAGATGACAGCCGAGTTCGGGCAGGGCGTCATGGAAAAGATCGCACAGGGTCCATTTACATGGTCGGGGCCTATGAAAGAATTGGGCGCAAGGCTTTCAGCACACGAGCTCAACTATAACGATAACCCGATTCTGACGTGGTGTATCACGAATACTGCGGTCAAGATCACGGGCACTGGAGACAACATCCAGCCAGTAAAACAAAGCAGTACACGACGTATCGACGGGCTTGTATCACTGCTCAACGCATACGTCTGCTATACACAACATAAAACAGATTTCGAAAACTTGGTCGGATAGAAAGGGGACACATGAGACTTTTAGATATACTAAAAAAACAGACTGACAAGACATCACTGGTCAGGGCTAAGGGTGGCAAAGTGCTCCCTTTTTCACTTGACACATGGTCTTTCAAGACTTTTGACAAGTCCATACTCGAGATGGATATCACACTTGCCTGCATCGATGCTATCGCAAAGAACACCGCAAAAATCCAGCTAAAGGCAGTCAAGAGAGGCGAAGGAGTAGCCACACCAGACACAACATCAGACGTGGCAAGAGTACTAAAAAGACCGAACCGCTACATGACTGCATATGACTTCTTATATAAGGTAACGGCACTGTTATTGACAAGTGACAACGCCTTTATATACCCAGAGTACGACGACAAGGGGAGACTGCAGGCACTGTGGCCTATCGCTTACGAGAGCTTCAAGCTGGTAAAAGGCTCAGACAATCGCTTGTATGCATCCTTCCAATTGAATTATTTTAGGAGCTACACAGCGCCATATGAAGACCTTATCCACTTACGCCAGCACTACATCACGGACGACCTTTTCGGGGCATCACACGACGCTCTGAAGCCTGTATGTGCACTTATTGAGACACAAGACCAAGGTATTATCAACGGTATCAAGAACTCAGCCGTTGTCCGTGGCATTCTTAAAGCAACGGGCGTGCTTAAAGAATCGACCATCAATAAAGCAAGAGATGCCTTCATCAAGGACAACCTGAGTGCACAAAACAACGGGGGCGTCATGGTTCTTGATTCGAAATTCGACTATCAGCACTTAGACTCAAAGCCTTACGTAATCGACGCTGAAACCATGCAACAGTCAAAGCGGAAGGTGCTTGACTTTTTCCATATCTCACAAGAATTTCTTGATTCAAGCTACACACCAGAGCAGTACGAAGCCATCTATGAGGGCGTTTTAGAGCCTCTAGCGATACAAATCAGCCAAGCCCTGACAATTGGTCTATACACCGAAAGAGAGCGGGCTTTTGGGGCTGAAATTGAAGCAGAGATGGATCGCGTGAAGTATCAGAGCATGGGCACAGTGGTCAACATCATTGCTGCCACTTCACAGCTCGGACTTTTCACACGCGACGAATACAGAGAGATGCTTGGCTATGCTCCACTAGGAGAAGAAGCGGGCGGATCAGAAATCATGGTGGCAGTCAACAACTATATGGCTGACGGAATGGCTGACGGAAAACAAAAAGACGACGCTACAGGAGGCGACAAGAATGACAAAAACAAATGATGCTCCATACGGAGTAGAGACAAGATCATATAAATGCGACATCACTACAAGATCAGACGAAAAGCACGGGGACGTTATCGAAGGCTTACCTATCGTGTTCGATTCTGTGGCAAACATCGGCGGTGGCTGGTACGAAACCATCGCAAGAGGTGCACTTGACAACTGCGACCTCAAGGACGTCATGCTACTAGTCAATCACGAACGTGGCAGCATCCCACTTGCAAGATCACGTAACAACAATGACAACAGCACAATGAAACTGAGCATCGAATCCGATGGCTTACACATCCGTGCTGACATTGATAAAGAGAATCCAAAGGGAGCCGAACTCCTGTCAGCGGTAAAGAGAGGGGACATCACCGGTATGTCTTTCGGCTTTATCGTAGACAAGGACGAATGGAAAGACCTTGATTCTACTATGCCGACTCGCACTATTACCAGCATTCGCAAAGTGGTAGAAGTGAGTGCAGTCAACAATCCAGCATATGAAGCAACGTCTATTTCCTCAAGGTCACTGGAAGTGGCAAGAGAGGCACTGGAAAGTGAAAAGAAAGCATTGGACAAGGCTAAAGAAGACGCACGCATCAGAGCTGAGATCATGGCAAGACTGCAAAAAAAAGACTAAAGAGGGACACATAACATGAACAAAGAATTAGTGGAAGTATTGGCAAGACTGGACAAGATCGAGCACAGAAGCAATGAAATCATGACAGCAATTGCCACAGCAGAAGGTGACGAATTGAGAGCACTTGACGCTGAAACAAAGACACTGGCAACCGAAAGAGCCGAACTCATGAAGAAGAAGGCTGAACTCGAAGCACGTCAGGAAGAAGCAACAAAAATCCAGACAGGCGAACAACGCGCCGAAGTATTAAAGACACCAAGAGAAGAAAGAGGTACTAACATGAATATCAATGAAGCAATCAACAAAGTAAAAGATTCACCACGCTACGTGGCAGCATACGCACGCTACATCAAGACAGGATCTGACACTGAATGCCGTGCCATCTTAAAGGCTGAAGGCTTGGAAAACAGAGCTGTAGAAAGCACAAACGCTTTACTCACTGACAATGCAGCTGAAGGAAACAATACTTTACCAACACCTACAGTCGTAGAAGAAACAATCCGCACAGCATGGGACAACGAACCTATCATGAGCCGCGTGCACTCTGTAGAAGTAAAGGGAAACTTAAAGATCGGCTTTGAATTTTCTTCTTCCGATGCTGTGGCAAAGAAGGAAGGCGAAAAGGCAGCAGAAGGTAAGATCGAACTCGGCGCAGTTACTCTTACACCTGAATCACTCATGAAGTGGGTTCGTACATCCGACGAAGCTCTCGATCTCGATGGCGAGAAGTTCTTGCAGTTCATCTACTCTTCACTCGCTCACAAGGTAGCAAAGGCTGCTGCTGACACTGTAGTGAAGAAGATCAACGCTGCTCCAGCAGTGGCAACTAAGACAGCACCATCCGTAGCTGAAGTAGTAACAACAGGTATTGCTGACTTTGTAAATGCTATCTCCAGACTTTCTGATGAAGCAACTGCACCAGTTATCATCATGAACAAGATGTCTTACGCATACTACAAAGGCTTGGCACTTGTTGCAAACTACAACATCGATCCTTTCGAAGGCATGGACGTTCTTTTCAATAACTCTTTGCCAGTAGCAGACGGAAAGGCTGAAGGCACATATGCTTTAGTCGGTGACTTAGGCTATGGTCTCGAAGCAAACTTTCCTAATGGCAAGGACGTAAACTTCAAATTTGACGATTTGTCAGAAGCAGAAAGCGGACTTGTCAAGGTAGTAGGACGCACACCAGCAGCTATCGAAGTAGTAGCAGACAAGGCTTTCTGTAAGATCGTCAAGAAGGCTGCATAGTATGAAGACAGTCAAGCTCAAGACACTGACAAAGGTCACTCTTGATGCTGGTACGGTCGTCACTGTCACAGACTCTGAGGCGTGGCGACTTTCTGCCTTCGGGCTTGCTGATGAAGTAAAGGAAGAGCCAAAAGACGAACCAAAGGGCGACTCTGAACAGGCAAAACCTAAGCCACAGCCTACAAAAAAACCAGCACAAAAAACCAACACAAAGAAGTCCGCAACCGTCAAAAAGTAGCGGGCTTTTTTTTCACATTTTGCTCTGAATACTTACAAGAAAGTGAAATGTGCAAATAAAAACACGAAAAACAGCATAAACAAGGACTTTTTTACCAAAATTTTGGGTGACGTTATAAAAGAGAGGTGAGATCATGGAATACTTGGAACTATTCAATCTGGTAAAGACAAATCTTAGAGTGCTTGGCACCAGCTTTGACGAAGCAGAGATCGAGCCTCTTATCCTTACAGCTCAGGAAGATATCGAGGCAAGTACGGGCAAACCTTTTGACATCAGCAATCGTATGCAGTGCTTGGCTGTGGTAACTTTCGTAAAGGCACACTTTGGAAGTGGCGACACACAAGACAGATACCTGCAGAGGTACGATATGATGCTTCGTAAGATCGGAGTACAGAGGATGGGGTCATGATCAAGGACAGCGAGCAGATTATCACACTGATAAAGTCTCACGTAACATATGACGATCTTGGAGTGGCAGTCACTGAAGAAAGACACAGGCGAGCGTATGCAGTGTGCTCTTCTATCGGTCAGTCTGAGTACTGGAGCAGTGCAGCACAGCACGACGTGAAGCCAGAAGGCAGAGCAACGATCTTCTACTATGACTATGACGATGAGACAGAAGTGGAAATCGAGCATGTCAGATACTCAGTCTACAGATCATACAGAGAAGGAGACAGACTGACACTGTATCTACAAAGGAAGGTACGCAACGTATGAGCACAGGAAATGACTTTGTAGACCTGACGAAAGCACTCAGAGGTCTGGAGGAAGACATAACCACAAAGACAAAGGAAGTCTTGAGGGTGCGAGCAAAAGATCTCAGCAAGGCTATACAGAGAGAGTCACCTGTAAGAAAAAGCGGGACATCAAAGAGTGCGAAGGGCAAAGAGTTGCCACGTGGCACTTACGCTAAAGGCTGGACAAATCAGAAGGCTGCAGAGACTGCATACTCGGTAAGATACAGAATCTACAACCGAGGTCAGCAACAGCCACTCGTGCACTTGCTCCAGTTCGGACACAACCTACCACAAGGCGGGAAGGCTCGAGCTATTGATCACGTCTTCAAAGAAAGAGACAAGATAGAAAAGCAGATCGAGCAAGATATAGAGGAGGCAATCAATCATGCCAACTTTAAAGGCAATTAAAGATACACTTGAGCAGTACACGGGGCTCCCTGTGGCATATCATCACTATGAGGACGCACACGCCTTTCCTTATATCGTCTATGAGGAAACAGACCATACAAACGTTTTTGCAGACGGGCAGGTATACGTAGAGATGGTAAGTGTTCAGCTAGACTTATACACAAAAACAAAAAGCCCACGGCTAGAAAGAAAAGTGAAAGACGCACTGTCAGCACTTGATCTGGCGTGGACATCACGAGAGACAAACGTGCAGGAAGAAAACTGTACTGCGGTCTCTTTTTTCTTTGACACAATCACGGACTAATGGAGGTACTTACTATGTCAAAAAACAAGATCAGATACGGCTTGAAGAATGTGCACTATGCACCTATCAAAAAATCAGAAACGGGCGAAATTACATACGAAAAGCCGGTACGTTTTCCGGGTGCGGTATCACTCACACTTGATGCAGAAACAGGAGACCCTGTCAAGTTCTTTGCTGACGATGAGATTTACTTCTCAGGAGCAGGAACCAATCAAGGCTACTCAGGCACATTGGAGATGGCAAGCGGAGACGCAAGAGACGACTTCGACTGTGCTGTTATGGGCTTCAAGAAAGACACAAATGGTCTCATTTTCGAAAACAGCGACGCACAGGCTTCAAACTTCGCTCTACTGTTCGAATTCCAAGGCGACCAGTCTGGCATCCGTTATGTAGTCTACAACTGCTCTGCCACACGTCCATCTCTCTCTGGAGCTACAAAAGAAGACACAATCTCTGTGGCAACAGACAGCTATGCAATGACAGCCACACCTTCTCCTGTTACTCACAACGTACAGGCAAAGTGCAAGAAGGGTATGACAGGCTACGACAAATTCTTCGACGCAGTAACACTGCCAACTGAAGAAGCAGCAGCTTAATAAGAAAGGGAAAAGGTAAGACACGATGGAAAAGAAAATCACGATTGACGGTAAAAAGGTCGGCTTCAAGAGCTCGGCCGCTTTTATCATGAAGTACAGATCATTCTTTGGATCAGACGGCTTGTTGGAGTTGCAAAACCTCGGCAAGTCTGAAGGTCTCGAAGCCATGATCACCATGCAAAGGATCATCTGGTGTCTGGCTAAGAACTACAATAAAAAGATTTCCACAGTGGAAGACTGGCTCGACAACTTCGAAGAGTTCGACCTTGAGGAGATCTATACGGAGCTTGAGCCACTCGTCATGAAGTCTTTCGGTACTACTGAAAAACTGGACGAAGCTGTAAGCACAAAGATCATCGACAAAGACGCAAAAAACGTCTAGATGACCGACAGCCACTCACGACCGCCGAGCTCATCTTCTATGCGAGCAAGGCGGGGCTTTCGGTCTCTGACTTCGATGATATGACAGTAGGGCAGATAGAGGACGTAATCATCGTCTACTGCAACTACTTATCAAAACAACTTGAGCTGGCAGGCATCAACAATGAAAACAACGGCTCTGACGGCGTGACAATTCGTGACGCAACGCAGAGCGACTTCGATAAATTCTCAACTTTTTAAACAGGAGGTGCATGCATGAGTAAGACAATTGGCTTCAACGTGGCCATCGGTGGCGATACCAAAAAGCTCAACGCGGCACTGAAGCAAACTCAAACACAAATCAATACGACCTCCAAGGCAGTACAACAGCTCACAAGGCTGACAAAGTTCGACCCGTCAAACACCATGACCTTCAAAGCCAAACAGGCTGAGCTGGGCAAGGAACTGACAGCCACAAAAGAAAAGCTGGAGATGCTCAATGCAAAAAAGGCAGACATGGACAAAGCCTTTGCAGAGGGCAAAATTAGCACAAAGGAATGGGCGGACTTCCAGTTCGAACTTAAACAAACAGCCGACAAATTGAAGGAGCTGGAGAAGCAGACAAGAAACTACAGTCCAGCACTTGACCAGATGGCCGCAAAGATTGGCAAGGCTGGAGAAAAGATGACCGAGCTCGGTGGCAAGATCAAAGGCGTAGGAGACAAGATCTCAGGCTTGGGGTCTTCACTGAGTACAAAAGTCACAGCACCACTCGTAGCAGCAGGCACTGTAGCGGTCGCAAAATTTGCGGAAGTTGACAAGACGATGGCGTTGACCAACAAAACGATGGGCAATACCAAAGAGCAGGCACAGCTTCTGTCAAAGTCTATGAAGTCAGCGGCGGCTAACAGTACATACGGCATGGGCGACGCTGCACAGGCTACCCTCAATTTTGCGAGGGCTGGCTTAAAGGCGGAAGAATCAGCTGCAGCACTTGCACCATCTATGAACCTTGCGGCGGGCGAAGCGGGAGACCTTGACACGGTATCAGCTGGCTTGGTGGCCACTATCAATGGCTTTCACGACTCTTTCGCTTCCACAGGCAAGTACGCTGATGTCTTTGCTAACGCGTGCAATAACTCAGCATTGGAGATCAACTCTTTATCATCTTCTATGAGTGTGGCGGCTCCCATCTTTGCAGCTGCTGGCTACTCAGTACAGGATGCGGCTTTGTATCTCGGTACTATGGCTAACGCAGGCATCGAGGCGAGCGTGGGTGCTAACGCGCTGAAGACTGGACTTGCAAGACTGCTGTCACCATCAAAAGGTGCTGCAGTATGGATGGACAGGCTCAAACTCTCTATCACCGATTCAAACGGCAAGATGAAGGACGCCGTCACCGTACAGGCTGAATTGCACGACGCTTTCGCAGGTCTCTCTGAAGCTGAACAAATCAGCGCGGCTTCTGCTATCTTCGGCAAAAACCAGATGAGTAACTGGCTGGCCTTGATTAACAGCGCACCTGAAGAAGTACAAGCTCTCAACTTGTCACTCGGACAGACAGGCACAACATCAGAGATGGCAGCTGCTATGATGAGTGGCTTTGGTGGATCCATCGAGAAACTAAAGTCATCCATTGACGTAGCAGCCACGTCTTTCGGTGAGGCTCTGGCTCCGTCTATCAGTAAAGTGGCAGACAAGATCCAGGGTCTTACAGACTGGTACAACAGCCTTGACGCTGGAACACAGACACAGATAGCAAACATCGCTTTGATTATAGCTGCTATCGGGCCCGTTATCCTTATAGTAGGTAAGCTGGTCAGTGGTATCGGTACTATCATCACTACAGTAGGAAGTCTCTGTACTTTCATCTCTTCAACACTCATCCCAGCTATCACAGCACTTGGGGCACCTGTTATCGCTATCATCGCCGTCATCGGTGCGGTCATAGCGGTGCTCGTGCATCTGTATACAACAAATGAGCAGTTTAGAGACAGGGTCAACGAATGCTTCGGTCAGATCTTCGAAAAGGTCGGCACAGTCCTCTCTCAGATCATGAAGCTGGTATCTTCCTTTATAGCTTTCATACAGCCGGCTATTGACGGCATCATGAGCTGGCTTGGTACTGCTATCGGGGACGCACTGACAAACATCACAACGATAATCAGCGGGGCTCTTGACCTGATCAGCGGTCTTATTGACTTCTTCACAGGTCTTGTGACAGGAGACTGGGACAGATGCTGGAGTGGTATCCAACAGATGACTTCCGGTGTACTGAACATGATATCAGGCTTTATCTCTGGTATCCTTGGCGGTATCAAGAGCACCATCAACGGTATCATCTCCGCTATCGTGGCAATCTTTACAACTGGCTTCAACACTATAAAGAACATCACATCAACCATCTTCAACGGGCTTGTATGGCTCATATCTCAACCACTCGAAAAAGCGAAGAGTGTAGTCCACAGCATCATCGATGCAATCAAGGGCTTCTTCAACTTTTCTATCTCATGGCCACACATCCCGATGCCTCACTTCAGCATCAAGCCAAGAGGCTGGGACGTAGGCGACCTGCTGAGAGGTAAAATCCCAAGACTAGGCATCAGCTGGTACGCAAAGGCTATGGATCAGCCACGCATCCTTGACGGTGCACAGATCTTTGGTGCTATGAATGGCAAGCTCCTCGGAGGCGGTGAAAAAGGCCGCGAGGTAGTAATGTCAGAAAAACAGCTCAAAAAGATGGGCGGCGGTACTACTTACCAGACAAACAACATAACGATCATGCAACGCGAAGGCGAGGACGAAGAGTCACTGGCTAAACGTGTAGTCAAACTCATCAAGAAAGACATTGACGATGACGAGGAGGTTTTTGCTTAATATGAACAGACTTTTTCAACACGAGAAGAGCTTTGTTTTTGACGGCAAGAGCTCCCTCGACTTTTTTTGTATAGCCTCACAGGGCACGATCTTTCCTATCGCTGAGAAAGACTTCACTACGACTTCAGTAGCAGGAAGATACGGCGACCTGTACACGGGCAATGATCGTTTTAATAACAGAGACATTGACCTTGAGTGCTTCATCGCTGGAGACAACTTTTTCCGATACTACCACGATCTTATGGCATGGCTTATGTCAAGAGAAGGATACAAAGACCTCTACTTCGGGGCTGAACCTGAATACATCAGAAAGGCGTACTTCAAAGGCGGAACGGAACCAACTGTCACAAAGCACGGCGGGAGCTTCACGCTTACATTCTCATGCGATCCTAGGCGGTTTTTAAGCGATTCTAGGGGTATTGAGAGGGTAAACGGGTCAATCTTCAATCATACGCTTTTTGACGCAAAACCAGCCCTCTACGTGGCTACAGCAACGAAAGGGCAGGCAATCAAAATCAACGACAGCGTTATCACCTTCAGAGAGAACATCAAGGAAGGCACGGACGCTGACACGATGCTTTGTATAGACTCTGAAACAATGAGCTGTACACAAGGTGGCATCAATAAAAATACAGCCGTGGGCTTCAATGAGGACGCTGCGGACGTTTTCCCAGTGCTTCACCCAGGCAAGAACGAAATCACCACAGACTTGACTGTATACATACAGAAGAACCTGTGGACAGTATAAGGAGGGCATATGATACCAATTTTGCTAGACAACACAAAGCGACTGACAGACCTGCTCACGGACGGCACGTGTGTTTTACGTCTCAAGGACGCTTTATCCTGCACAGTAGAAGAAGAAGCAAACGGGGCATATACAGCCACTCTCGTATTGCCACTCACAGACGACTATGTAAAGCACGTCACGGCGGGAGCTATCATCAAGCTGAAAGCCAACCCCTATGACAAGCTGCAGCTCTTCAGAGTGTCAACAGTCACAAAGAGCATGACCAAGATCACAGCAGAGCTCAAGCACATCACATATGACCTCTCTAAGACTTCAGTCATGCCTTGTACGGCTGCGTCAGCACCTGAGGCTTTCTCTGTAGTAAAGAACAGCATGAGAGGTGGCGACGAGTTCACACTTGCCACTACTCTGGAAACGAAGGCAAACTTTACAAACAAACTGCCACAGAGTGCAAGGGCACTGCTAGGCGGTCAGGAAGGCTCCCTGCTTGACGTATACGGGGGCTATTACTACTGGGACAACTTAACGGTCACACTAGGCAAAAGGGGCTCAGATAACGGCGCTACGATCCGATACGGCAAGAACCTTGTCAGTGCTGAACAGGAAGAAAGCATCGAGAACATGTACACGGCTGTCCAGCCTTACGTCACAATTAACGAACAGACAATCACAGGCACTTACAAAGAGCTCATCGCTGGTGCTTATCCTGTACGAGTGCTCAATCTGGACTTGTCATCTTCTTTCAATAGTGCAGACGCAACGGGCACAGAGGCAGCACTCCCGACAGTGGCAGACATTGACAAAGAGTGCGAGGCATACGTAAAACGTAACGACCTCACACACCCAAGCGTAGGGCTTACAGTCTCATATGAAGATCTCCGCAAGTACGGCGACCAATACAAGGAAGAAGTCAGGCTCTGTGATACAGTGCATGTCTTCTTTGAAAAGCTGGGCATTAAAGCGAGTGCAAAGGTCACAAAGTACAGCTATGACACACTGGCTGAAAAGTACACAAGCGTACAGATCGGAAAAGTAAAAAGCAAACTGAGCAATAGTATTGCATCTATGATCTCAGCTTCTACAGACAAGGTCACACAGTCACAAAACAGCATCCAAGCTACAGCAAATGCCTTCACAAACCTATTAACATCAGGGCTCGGCCTCTTCAAGACAGTAGAGACACAGCCTGACGGATCCGTGAAGGTATACCTGCACAACAAGCGAGCCATGGCAGACTCTGACGTATGGTACACAATGAACGCCAACGGCTTCGCACTGTCAAGAGACAAGGGCAAGACATGGCAGGCAGGCTTTGACAAAGATGGAAACGCCGTATTGAACGTACTGGCAGCCAACATCATCAAGGCTATGCAGATCTATGGTACTTACATCGAAGGTGGAACAATAAAATCGCCTACAATCATCTTTACAGCTGACGAGACAGGCGAATATGACATCAAGACAATCGGTACATATGCAACCTCTCAAAGTGGCGAGAAGATCGATGCAGGAGTGCTTTTCCACTCACCAAACGGCAAAGGCTCGGTCACTTTCAATGTCGAAAAAATCAGAAATCTTCTAGCCAGTGGCTTCGAAGTATCCGTCAAGGATCCAGACAACGGCAACGTATGGACAGGCCGCTTCAACGTCACAAATGATCGCTTCCACCTTGGAGACAAAAACACAGACATTTACGACTTGCCTGAAAACTTCTATATCCAGCGAAAAGACAAGATGCTTCTCTGGGCAAACGACAAACAGATTGGCATCGGAACCAAAGGGCTGGACACTATGATCACACAGACGGTCGGAGACACAGTATACTCTGGAAAGCCGGTCATCGGTGGTAATGAAGCTATCCAGTTGTATGCCGACGATGGCAAGCTGCTTGTCTTCGTAAACGGCACATTATACAAATCACTATAGGAGGGCTTATGGCATCAGTAACACAGAATTACACGATTTCTTTTATACCGGGTAAACTGCCCACTCCTGTAGTACGTATCAAGCAGGCTGAGGACAACACGGGCTTCGGCTTTGACAGTGCACAGCGAGCTCTTGTATTTACACTGGAGGATCTGGAAGGCCTCCCAGCAGTAGGAGACAAGGACGGTGCTACAGATTACACGGTCACATGGGTAGACTACAGACTGAAGGGCAAGAAACCGAACGGCTTAGGCTTCAACGTCAGCGGACTGAAGAACAAGACGACAGGTACAGTAAAATTCCAAGTAAACAAACAGCTCAGTGAATGTGCGGGCTGTATGCTTGCGTGCATCGAGGTTGTCGTCACATACAGATACTCGGGGCCGACTTCTGACCCGGGCGTAAAGAATGTTACGGTAGCCACTGCGAACCTCGTACTTCAGGTAGAATCAAACCCGGGGACGGGCACAACAGCAGGCACTAAGGCTGACGTACTTGACGAGGTCGGAACACTGGCAACAAAAGCCACAGAAGCAGCCTCTCAGGCATCAAGCTACAATGACTATGCAGCGGCTTCAGCACAGACAGCGGTAGAGAGTGCAGCAAAAGCACAGACACACGCAAAGACAGCGGAAACGGCAGCAGCTTCAGCGCAATCAGTGGCAGAAAGATACGACGCTGAAATGACGGGCTACACGCTGGCAGATGTCTTTACGATCACAGGCACAAACAGTGCTCCGGCAGTGCTCTTTTTACAGCAGGTCACAAGAGTCAACAATCTTTTACTTGCCACACTCTCAGTGACAGCAGACCAGAGCTTCACGACTGTGACACGCACGCTGAGTATTGCACAGGGGCAGGCACCAAAGAGCGGGTCTGTACAAGGTATCGGAGCAACTACGGGCGGTGCTCTCTTCTCATACCGCATCACAGCCACAGCGCTGACAATCAACTTCCTTGACGGGCACCAATACACGCCTGGGGACACAATCACAATCACTGCCTCTTACATACCAGAAGAGACAATCATCGCAACAAACGGGGACGACCTGACATACTAGGCGTCCTCTTTTTTTATAGGAGGTATACACAATGGCAACATTACGCACAACGGCACCATCTTCAGACAACAAGTACTACAGACACACTTCATACGGGGGCGTCAACGAGTGCATCAGAATCAGCGGAGCTTCATGTCTTCCTAACTGCGTGGGCGCGTGCTGGGGGTACTGGTACGAACTTATGGGCGCACGTCCAAGACTATCAAGACGTAACGCAAAGGACTGGTACGGCTACACCGCAGACGGATACAGACGCTCAAGAACACCTGCTCTAGGTGCTGTCGCATGCTGGGGTGGCGGTCAATATGGCCACGTGGCCATCGTCGTAGGTATCCACTCAGACCACATCACAGTCGTACAGTCAAACTACGGCGGAAACAGATGGGAAATGGTCAACTGCTACAAGATGAGTAACGGCTTGTATAAGTCACACGCTGGAAATACACACATGCAGGGCTTCATCTTGCTTCCTGACTCTGTAAAGATCAGCACAGGCTCTACTGGTACATCTACAGGTGCAAGTACATCTGCAGGTGGCTTGAGAACATGGAACTTATCCAAGAAGTACGCAAAGGGCAAGAAGTTCACAGTTCAGAATACAAAGGGACTCGGACTTTTGATGCGTGACTATCCAAAGACAGGCAAGGTAGTTGCAACCATTAAGGAAGGCAAGAGCTGCTACTACTACGGCAGAGGAGCTATCGTCAACGGCATTGCTTGGTACTGGGTACACGACTACGCGTCAGGTAAAGAAGGCTATGTCTACGGTGGAGTGCTCAACAGCAACAAGGCTCCATACTTGAAGAACGCAAGACCATAAGAGAGGGACAACATCATGAAAGAACAGATCACAAAACTATTATCAGTCAAGTCACTAGTAACGCTCATTTTAACGGTGCTTTTCTTCTGTCTGGCTATTCAGGGGGCACTGAAGGCTTCTGACGTGCTCACTATTTACACTGTGGTCATCTCTTTCTACTTCGGCACACAGCACGAAAAGAAGGTGCAGGCTGAAGAAGAAACAGACACACCAGATGCAACAGGAACAGCTGAAGAAGACAACACATACGAGGGCTAGTCTATGGCTACAGAAAAGGTAGTAGTAGACAAAGCGTACATCGAAGCTATTGCAGGGGCTATCCGTGAAAACACGGGCAGCTCCAGCAAGCTCTCTTTGTCAGATATCGCACGTATTATCCCGACACTGAAAGACACGTCACTTGACTTCGTCAGGGGCACGCTTACGGCATACACAAACCACGAAATCACAGCAATCAGACCTTACTGCTTTGCGGGTATTACAGCACTTGCATCACTCGACACACCACTTGTGGCAACGATCGGGGAGGCTGCTTTTGCTCATACGGGGCTTGCTTCTGTATCACTGCCAAAGGTCACGGCTATTCCAGATAGAGCCTTCTTGGGCAGTAAGATCTCGGATGCATCGGATCTGATCGCCAGAGCTACGTCTATCGGGGCTGAAGCCTTCAAAGACTCACAGCTTGCGGGCGATATAACATGTACACTTTCAAAGGAAGCAGCAGACGCTTTCACAAATACAAAAATCACATCATTGACAGCCACTCTTGCACAGAGTCTGTACTTCTACGTAGCACTACAGCTTGTCAAAGACTGCAAACAGCTACACCGTATCAAGATCAAAAACAGTGGGTATATCACGGGGGCAAGCTATGACCTCGGACTGACTGGACTGCAGAAAGTCTGGATCTCAAAGGAAGCAACAAAAAAAGGAATTTTTGGCCCGCCTTTTCAGAAGCAGACAAGCGTCACTGCACTTGACATCTATATGGAAGACAGTACAAAGCCTGCATCATACGGATGGGACAAGAATGACATCACACAGCTTGCAAGTGGCAACGCAACTTTACACTATGGAGTAACAGAGGAGGCATTCGACCAGCTATGATCATTTTACAGCAGCATATTATCGGGGATGATGACCCTCGGACAATTGACTACTATGTAACACATATTTTTGCGGAGGGTGGCTACTTCAAGGAAAAGATCGGACGCAAGAAGAGACCATCAGGCTGGCACATCCAGCTAGGCACAAACGACTCGCCCGACAACTACACGGAAGTCAAGGACGACACCTACGAAAAGCACGAGATTCCAGAAAGCATGCCTGATCTTGTCGTCCACGTCATCACAGAAGAAGAGCAGAAGGCAATCGAAAGAGGTGAGAACCCATGGCTTACACAAGAACAAAATGGGTAGACAATTCAGAGCCATTTATCGACGCTGAACACCTCAATCATATTGAAGAAGGAATTGCCACACTAGACACAGAGACAGCCAGAAAGTCAGACCTTGACGGATACGCAAAGAAGACCGACATTCCAAGCACTGACGGGCTGGCTACTAAGGAAGAACTCACATTCTACGCCAAATCAAGCGATTTAGGGGCTATTTCAGGGGCAATCGCGGGCAAGGTGGACACTTCAACGTATACGGAAGAGATGGCCAAGAAAGCGGATAAAAACGCTATTCCTGAACATCTACCAACACCAAACGCACTGACAATCACACTCAACGGCACAGCGTACAGCTTCGATGGTAGTGCTGCAGTATCTCTTACTTTTGACAATGCAGAAGCAAAGAGTTACTAAGACAATCACTTTTTCTACTGTCACGGTTACAGAGGGCTTGAAACCATCACAGGCTCTCGTACCACAAAAAAGCCTCACACCTTCAACGGGTGGCATGAGACATAAGATCACAAAGCAAATCACTTTCGGGGAGGACAGACTATGAGAGCATATGAAACACCAGAGCTTGAGCTTGTAATGGGTCAACAGTATCTGAAGAACGCCAAACGCGTAGTCGTTACACTCACAGCCACTGACTTGCAGAAACACTACGACTCTACAAGAGAAGAGTGCATCATCGACAAGGCTGGCGGGCGTGTACTGGTACAAGTAAAGCAGGAAGACACGGGCGGAGTCACTACACCTCAGATGGTAAAGATTCAGGTATCGATCCTCACTGAAGCGGGGGCACGCATGGTCTCTGACGTGGCAAAATTCCCACTGCTGTGGACTGCATACGGGGAGGCGATGGCATGACAACAATAATCAAAGACGAAACCCTCACGGCTATTGGAAATGCCATTCGTGAAAAAACGGGAAAAGCTAACAAGCTGACGCCTGCAGAGATGGCCACTGAGATTGCTGGCATTACGACTGGTGGAGGCGAGGATAAACTCGGGCTTTACTTAGCAGGCTCTCTGCAGACTTATACAAACGCAGACATCACAAGCAATTTGACACATGGCATAGATATTGCAGAGGTATATCTCCCAAACTGCACACAGGTGCCGGACAAAGCTTTTGAAAACATGCATAACGTGAAAAAAGTTATTGTTAAAAGCTTTGATAAAGATATAAATCCCAAGTTTATTCCGAGTTATCAGTTTTCTGAATGTTCGCGCCTGCTTGAAGTCGGTGGGCTTGAAAATACGACACGCATCACAACTGGCATGTTCGATAGGTGCTATAGTTTCAAAATTCCTTCAAGTAAACTCAAAAGCCCTATAGATTCAATCGGCTATTATGCCTTCTCGAATTGTAGTTCACTTGATAAAAGGCTCTTTATAGACAAAAGCGTTACGTATATGTCAGGCAATGCTTTTCCATACACGAGCATCACAGACGTATACACGCCTTTCACTGCACTTCCGTCTGGATGGAATACTACGGCTTTTGATTCGAAAGTTACGATCCACTACGGCGTGACAGAGGCTGAGTTCGACGAGATCTTAGCAGCGGAGGTATAACATGACAGAAAAACTTATCTTGCAGATTTTCGGGGCTATCGTGTCCGTTATCATCGGGTACTTGACAGCCACGGTAAAAAGCCTGAAGTCAAAGCAACAGGAACAGAAAGACCGCCAGCGAGCACTTGAGCACGGGGTGCAAGCCTTACTCAAGCAGAAGATCTTGGAGATATACGACTGCTACAAATACGATGAAGAAGTGCCTGCGGACGTGCAGGAGTGTATGACAACGATCTACACGGCTTATCATGGCTTAGGTGGCAATGGTACGGGGACAAGGCTTCACAGTGCAATTATTAATAAAAAGACAAAGGTATAAACGGACGGGGCTCTTCGGGGCTTCGTCCTCTTTTTTTTGTACGTAAAAAGCCAGCCCGACGCATCAAGCTGGCCCAGGCGACAGACCGAAGTCATATCACCGCAATTCCCATATATAGTATAGCATTTCTGCCACTCAGAGGCAACAGACACGGGTGCACAAAACAGGGTACAGCGTCCAAGCAGGAACCCAGAGAACACAAAAACTCCCGTAAATAAAGGACTTACGAGAGATATGGGCGGGCGACTAGTGGGACTCGAACCCACGAGTGCTGGAGCCACAATCCAGTGTGTTAACCAACCAAATCTATGCATAAATATGCGAAAATCCGAAGGTGCAAACAACTGCACGAAAAACAGCCCAAAAGGTGCAAATGATACCAAAAACAGCCGATTTTTACTTGAAAGTGTACAAAAAAGAGTCCAAAACACTTGAAACCTTTTCTTGTAGTGCTATACTATTAGTGTACAAGTAGAGACATACAAAACAAACAACCGAATAGCATCAATGAGCGTGGTAGCCCGGTGGCACTGAAAAACGTTGTCATCAAACGAACCGGCAAGACAGCAATCTCTACAATCACAAGCTGTCCCAGACGAGATACGGAGCATGTTAAAGCCGTAGTGAAAAGAAGAAGCATGGGTGGAAACTTACAGGTGAGAGCCGTCCGCCGCTTGTCCCCTTAGGGTGTAAGATGAAGGGCACTGCATGACGCAAGCATAAGAAGCCAGAGAACTGGATGAAACTTGAGTATGAAGCGCAGCCGACAAGTGGGTGTGAATAGACAAGTAAATCAGAGATGATGATAATTGCCGTATATAGTGAGCGTGTGACATAAGAAGCTCGTACATGATACAGAGATGAAAGACACGCTACTGAAAAACTTGCGTTTGCCCTGGCACATAGCCACAGTCATAAGAAGCTGAGAACAGATGAAAGCTGTGGTATGTCTCATGGTGTATCGTATTTTTAAGACACAGAAGGAAATTGATCTTTGCAAGGTCCTTCTACGCCTTAAAGATACGATATACCGTGAGAAGCTAGGGCAAGCGTAAGCGACTAGCCCGACGCTTCGCCCTCGTACTTCAACACTACGACCTGACGTACGACAATACGTACTATATACGTACTAGTCAACACGTATGACAACACGTACAACCGGACTACGTCAATACGTACTACCGTAGGGCTTAAGGATAACTATGCCCTGACGACTATTAGTTACGACTAACTCATATTTTTCTATTTCTGCCACTGACTGTATCTCTCTCGGTGGCCACTATAGCTGTGTTATGCACATGCACCCCGTCGTGGAGTCTAGCGGATACAAGCTGTGACCCTCTGCACATGCTCCAGGGATACACGACAAAAAAGCCAGCCCGTGCCTGAGTGGTACGAGTTGGCTCTTTTTTTTATGCCCTGACATACGAGAGCGGGGGCTCGGGGTCGTCGCTTTCGCTACCCTCACCCCCTCACGGTTTTCAGAGATTGATGTTTTATAAGAAAGATTTTTGCTCAATTTTGATGAGATCCACTGCTTTCTGCTTTTCTTCATCGCTGCTGCTTGCGTATGCAATTGACGTGGCTGTATTACTATGTCCCATCAGGTCACGTACTACGGCAGGTGCTACACCAGCTTCCATCAGCTTTGTAGAGAAATTATGTCTCAAGTCGTACAGTCTGAAGTCGTACTGTCTGACTCTGCAGAAGGTGTAGATATAACTCGCCACTTGGTCGATGTCCTTCAATGACCCGTCGTAGTTAGCAAATACATAGTCGTGTTTTGTCTGGTTCAGTGCTACCTGTCCGTACTCCCAGCAGTATGGCGACATAGGTATATCACGTACGCTCTGTGCTGTCTTAGTGGCAATGATCTTCCCTGTCTCTTTGTAAGTACTGCCTACAGCCTTGTACACGTGAATAACCTTGGCTTTCAGGTCAATGTCTTTCTTCTGCAGGGCAAAACATTCCGCAGGTCTCATCCCGCTGTACTGCATCAGACGTATTGCCAAAGCAAGCATGATGCGGTCGTATGTGTATGGTTTGTCTCCCTTCAGCTCGTGGCCTTGTATGTCATGCGTCAGGCTGTGTACTACCGTATCGATCATCGCATCATCAGCTGGTGTCCTCTTTGGCGGTGCCGGCTTTTTGCTTTTTGGTACTTTGACCACAAAGGTCTTGTCAGATATGCCCAAATCCAGCACTTGACACTGTCTATAAATGCGTCTCCATATACTGAGTACACGTGCCATCCAGTCCTCACTCTTCGTGTCGGCGTAGCGGTTCAGGCTTTCTTGTATGTCTTGGCTCGTGATGGTGTGTATATCTCTTTCTCCGTACCACTGACCGATGGCCGTATCGTAGAAATGGGCGTGCCGTTCCTGCGTCTTAACAGATATCATCTGATCTTTGAGCGATGCCGTGTATACGCCGTCTACTGTCCATATCCGTGGCGATATGCCCTTGAGCTGGGCTTTCACTGCGTCACGGTCTCTCACTGCTGCTTTGATGGTCTCTTCTACTGACCCGTAGTCCTTGTACTTGAAGCTGGACGTGTAGTACTGTGTCTCCCCGTGGTCGTCCTTGTACTTGATGCGTACTTTGACCGAGGCTGGGCGCAGTTCCAAGTTCTTCGGTACTTCTTCCCTATATATAGGGGCTCCTTTTGTTTCCTTTTTCATTGCTTCCTCCTTAGTGCTCACTGCACTTTTTGTGTTGCAATTATAGTGTATCACAACTTCGAGCCCTCGAATACGAAAAGTGCAGAAAAATAAAAAATTTTAAAAAAAGTGCAAAAAACCCTTGATTTCGTATCTTGGGTGGGCTACCATATGGTTACAAAGTTAAAGGCGGCGTCCAAAAGCGTCGAACTCAAAGCTCTGTGATGATGGCAAGGCAACGGCAGGCGACCCATCATCTAGAAAGTGCCGAAAGAGACCAGACCTACTACCTCCCAGTGGGCTGGCTCAACACCAAAGGGAGGACGCATACACATGAAGCGTCAATGTCAGCAATAGCAACATTTCGTGCCTGGGCTGGTCTAGTTGTTGGACCGCAGTCCCGATAATAATCATGGCTACAGAGAGAAGAGGACACACCATCCAGTCGTGATCTCTTTGTACGCTATCACTCACGACAGAAAGAAGGAAACCGTGCATATTTACAGCACACTAAAAGCACCATACGAAGACCAGTATGACGCAAACAAAGGCACAGACTCACTTACAAAAGAAGTAGCAGAAATCAGAGGTGCGGTCTACAGTGACTGCATCGCAGCGACAGAGGCAGTAGTAGAAAGTGCTGTCATCGCTCTGAACAATGTCCTCGAAGACTTCAACGGGGCAGACGGTGCAACACTCGTACCGGGCAAGGGCACTCCTACAGTACTCGCAGCAGTACACGCAGCAGTTGAAGAGCTCAACACAATCACTGACAGACAGTACGGCTTGAAGGTAAAAGTTCAGGTAGTCAGAAAGCATGAAGATGATGAGGTGGCAGCATGATGGAATTGACACAAGGCAAGATCATGGAATGGGGTACAAAGACAATCCTCGCGGGCGTGGCTGGCATTGGTAAGACAACACTCGCATCACAGGCACCGGGAGCCATTATCCTTGACGTCGAGGACGGATCCTCACTCTTGGACGTAAAGAGAACCCCTGTACCAAAGACATGGGAAGAACTCATCAGCTTCTTGAGAGACTTATACAGCAACGCTGAACAGTACGGACTCAAGACACTGGTCATCGACACAATTGACAAGGCTGAAGCACTCGCTACACAGAGCATTCTCGATGCAGATTCAAAGCACCCGCAGACAATCGAACAGGCGTGCGGAGGATATGGTAAGGGCTACGTGGCAGTGGCAAAGAAGATGGAAGGCTTTACAAGCATCTTGGACAGCTTCAGAGCAAAGGGTATTAATGTCATCCTGATCGCACACGATACAATCCAGCACATCGACAATCCCGACACACTCCAACCATACGACACATACACAGTCAACCTGTCAAAGAAGTCAAGACCGATCCTAGTCGCTTGGGCTGACTCAGTACTATACATGGTACGAGACGTGACAACGATCACAACTGACTCCAGTAAACAAAAGGCAGTAAGAGCAAAGCGTGTCATTATTACAAGCTCTACTCCAGCATATCCAGACTGCAAGAACAGATTTGACCTGCCTGAAAGAGTAGACGCTGACTACGAGAGCATCAAAGAGGTATTCAAACAATGACACCGACAAGATATAGAGATATGATGACTGATCTGCTCAATGACTCATACATCAAAGACCAGCACATCAGAAGAGAGCTTGTCTCCATCGCTGCAAAGGCTGACGCCAGTACAAGCGAAGAGACAGACGCAACCGTACTTCAAGAAATCACAGTGGCTATTCGCTGGACTGAAAAAGACTATGTACGCTCACTGCTCGCTCACTTATATAAAGCAATCATCACAGATATCGGAAACGGCACAGCACTCACGGCAAGAGATATCATCGACCACTTCTTCCTAGATAGAGCAACACGCTATACAGACGCGTACGAATGGTCACTCACTGCTGAAGAGAAGACAATGCTGCTGAAGATGGCAGACGATCTCGACAAGGCAAAGTGCCCATCAGATACACTCACAGTCTTCACACGCATGAGAAACGCATACGGCAAGTACTCAAGCGTTGTGGACGGCATCCTCGAAGATATCACAGACGATATCAACGAGTGTCTCTCAGAGTTCGAGGAACCATACGAGCTCTAACAACAAAGAAAAGGATAAGGTAATTAGACTATGCTATACGGAAATAATAACTGCAATAACAACTACGCACAGGGCGTACAATCACAATCAAACGGCTTCGGCTGGGATACACAAGCAGTCATCAATGATGAATACAACACTCAGGGTGGCGAAGGCTATATCAACCTCAAGCCGGGCTACTATGACGCTACTATCGACTATATCGAAAAGGGCATGCACGGAAACACAGGCAAGATCGGTATCTGCCCACAGGCTACTATCCATGCACACGTAGACACACAGGAAGGTAAGGTCGAGATCAAAGACACGCTCTTTCTCCATCCATCATGTGCAGCAGGCCTGCAGTTCTTCTTCACATCTTGCGGAATTGATATGAAGGGCAAGAGCTACGGCGCACTCTTTGCAGAAGCTGAAGGCAAGGTGGCAAGAGTAGAGATCCAAGACAGACCATACACGGGCTCAGACGGCACACAGAAGGTCTACCATAATGATATTAAACGCTGGGTAAGACCAAGACAGCAGACAGCCCCTGCAGGCTCATATCAGGCTTATACAGCCCCACAACAGCCACAGATGAACAATCAACCACTACAGCCACAACAGGCTCCACAACAGCCTTACACAGCACCTTACGGGGTCAACGCTCCACAGGAAGAACCACTGCCAGAGTGCTTATCTGTTTCAGGGGATGACTTGCCATTCTAAGAGGTAAACATCATGGGCGAGTACAACGACTCTCAAATCGCTGAAGCTCTCGACTACGTATCACCGGATCAGATTTCAGACTTTCAAGGCTTCCTTAATTTTACGGCGGCCTGCGTATCCGCTGGAGTTTCTCAGGACGCTTGGGACAGAATCTGCTCAAGTGCTCCTGGGTACAACCAGACGGAGAACCTAAAGCACTGGAACTCTCTGCGACCTGACGACGGGTCAAGCGGAGTACCGGGTGATTATATCGTAAAGTTAGCATACAAGAATGGCTTCAGAACAAAAAAAGGCGGCCAGCCATACTCCACAGCTACCACACCAAAGAGTATGACCGAACCACAAAATAATATTACCACAACACCATTGACTTGGGATGATATCTGCGAAGAAATTGATGCAGAGTGTGAAGAACCCGAGGCAGTGGCTATCAATACAGATACAACGGCAGACGAGAGAAAGCAGCAGTTCATTACATGGCTGACAGCTCTCTTCAAGCCAACAGAAGTACCGAACGTCCACACAAGATGGATGGTCAAGACTAACGCACAGGGCGTGGACAAGTACATCCCTTGTGACGGTGGCGAAAGTTCACATACAGTAGCAGAGATCGTGGAAGCACTGAAAGACTCAACATTAGAAGAGACCTTCGGACTTCCAGCAAACAATGCCGGCGGCGTATGGATCGCATGCAACCCTCAGAAGATGGGAGGCACAACAGCACAGACTGTTACACGCTACACTCACGTGCTCGTAGAAAGCGATACGATGCCCGTAGACGAGCAGCTCAAGTTCTTAAAGGCAACACACCTGCCTATTGCTACACTCACGTACAGTGGCTCTAAAAGCGTACACGCCATCATTAAAATTGATGCAAAGGACGCAAAAGAGTACGCCTCAAGAGTTGACATGCTCTTCAAACAATTGGAAGCATGGGGCTACGACGTAGACAAGGCAAACAAGAACCCTAACAGACTGACAAGAGCCGCAGGCTTCATGAGAGGCGAACAGTGCCAAACGCTTATCGATACAGACCTAGGCTTTGACTCTTTCGAAGAGTGGCAGGAGTGGATCGAAGACAAGCAGACTGACAAGATGTACGGCTCCCCGGTTATTGCACAAGACCTTGTAGACAATGACGTTGACACGCAATGGCTCGTAAAAGACATCTTCCATAAGAACGAACTTGTACTCATGGTCGGACAGTCAAAAGCCGGCAAGTCTCTTGTCACTATGGCGATGGGCTTGAGTATCGCTGCGGGCGTGGCATGGATGGGACATGGTACAGAAAAGAGCAATGTTTTATACTGTAATTTTGAAATTGCTGGCGTCATGGCTGAGAACCGCAGAAACGGGATTGCCCGTGAAATGGGACTCACTGCAAACGACATCAAGTGCTTCAGACTCTGGAACCTTGCAGGTCGTATCGACTCAGTTGACGACTTCATCAAGAGACTTGCTATCAAAGTGAAACTCACAAAGTCGTCTGTAGTAGTCATTGACCCGATCTATATCCTTGAAGCACACGCGGGCATTGACGAGAATGACTCCGTGGCAGTGACTTCTTTACTTGACAAGCTCATCAGCGTGAAGACAAAGACAGGATGCTCAATCATCTTGGTGCATCACATCAGCTCAAAGATCGTAAACCTGAAGAGTTACAGCATCGACTCACTACCACAGGGAAGCTCTGCCTTCTCCCGTATCTACGATGCTATGATCGCGTTGCAAGAGCTGGACATCGACGAACTGCCGGTCAAGGAAGCAAAGAAAGCCTTCAGACTGTCATACTCAAACCGTAACTCTGAAGGATGCCAGCCTGACAGTGTCTGGGGTACTTATCCTTTATACTCAACACAATACAACAACTTATTAGAATACTGCCCTCTTGTCTCCTCTGAAACATACGAAAGAAGAGAGAAAGAGCGCAAGGACGAGCTGGACGCAAAGATCCACAGTGCTCAGTACTCTAAGCCATACGGCTGGGATAAACAGGCAAGATGAGTGATACAGTAACAAAGATACACATCGTCTTGCCCGGCGACCCACCTACTACTACACAGAAAAACACAGTGCGTTTTAACAGGCGTACTGGGCGTACATACCACTCCAAGGCGTTCTTACAGGTAAGAGAAGAGCTCATCGAAAAGTTGGCACCCTTTATACCTGAGAAGCCACTGGACGGCTACTTAGCACTTACTATCAAGGCATACTGGACACCACCGAAAGCACACAAGCGCAAGCACTGGAAGAACACAAAACCAGACGGAGACAACTCAATTGCAGTCATTGCAGACCAGCTGGAGAAGCTAGGTTTTGTGGCAAACGACAGCCGCTTCTGCATCGAGCATATCGAAAAGCACTACGACGCGGAACACCCACGCCTTGAAATCGAAATTAAGGAAATCAAAGGTCTATGACAACTGAATACAAGGAAAAGCTCACAGATGCCGAGCTCTTCAAAATTATGGCATCACTTACAGAAGACACACTCACACCAGCTGACTTCACATACGACTGCTACGGCGATCTCGTTATCAGTGACCACGGTCAGAGGGTACTTGAAAGTCAGCACAAGGCAGCAGTACTTGCCCAGCTTGTGAAAAACTGCGAAGATATTAACAAGCAGGTACTCGAAGAAGTCTTTGCTGGATCAGACATCAGACAGGTAGACTGTGACCGCTTCTCTATGAGATACAAGCCAGCCTCTACTTATAAACGCTTTGACACCAAGAAGTACAAGGCAGATCATCCAGAAGAAGCTGATAAGTACATGGTAGAAAGCACACGCAAAGGCTCCGTGACGGTGGACTTCAATGACTGAAAACATTCAATTTGACGAAGCCACCCACGTATACACAGTCACAAGTGGCGATAAGACATACACTCCACCCTCCGTGACTACACTGCTTGCACGATTCCTTGAGGACTACAAAGACATCCCTCAGGCAATCCTGCAGAAGGCAGCAGCACACGGTACGAAGGTACACAAGGCTCTTGAAGCAGTACAGCAGTGTAAGACACCCGACTGTAGCGATATCGACTATGTAGCCCTTGCTGTCCACTACTACAAGGTGATGGCAAAGGCTCACGGCATCGTACCGATTCTACAGGAACATAAAGTAGTCTATGAGGACAACGGCGAGCCTCTATTCGTAGGTACACTCGATGCTCTCTCAGTAGTAGACGGCGTGCTCACTCTTGTAGACTTCAAGACCACAGCCAAGCTTCACACAGAGGCTCTACGGTGGCAATTAACAGCCTATAAAATGGCACTTGAACAAAATATCGAAGGGCTGAAGATCAAGGCTCTAGCGTGCATCTGGCTGCCTAAAAACGGGGCTCCACGGCTTGTACCAGTGCAGATGCTGGATGAAGAGTGCGTGCTCGATACACTCAGGCTGTACGCATCACAGACAGAAGAGACAGAAGACTGGATGGAGGACTGGGACTATGCGTGATATGAACATTATTGACATGAAAGATCAGGCTGTAGACGCAGTACTTAGGAGCTACGACTACCTTGTATATCGTATGATCGAGGTGGAAGACGACATCAAGAAGGTATCATACCTGCAGGAACAAACTGTATGCAGTCCAGCAGTCAAGAGCCCAGAGGATGCATTCTACGGCTCACAGCACTATGGAAGTGACAGCAAGCACGCAAGACTGGCGGTCAAAAAGTACCACCTTGAGACGGCTCTACGCTTTCTGCAGTACACAGTAAAGACTATCACTGAGCAGCTGAAAGACCTGTCAGACGAAGATCTTGAGCTGCTATATGAAAAGTACGAGCAAGGACGTTCAGCACGTGAAATGGCAGAAGAAAGATTTATTAGTAAGGACACGATGCTGAGAAGACTTGCAAAGATCAGAGGAGAAATCGACCTATGATGAAGACATATGAAGAGTACAAGATTGACGAACCGGGACTCACTGGGTTAATTGAGATGCTGGCTGAGAAGAACGCCGATGCACGTGTTACCATGATTGAAGGCACACGCACAGTCGTAGCAACTATCAGCATGAAACGCTTCGGAGGCAAGGGTGAACACAAGGACGACATGGTTACGCTCACAGCCTTTGCTACAGACGCAAAAGATGACGCACCACACGTCAGCATCTACGTACCAGGCAGACAGCTTGGCGAACACTTAAAGCCTATGACACCAGCCAAAGCAATGAGTACAATCTTTAAGTATATACACACTTTGGAAGACTAGTCAAGACGTAGCGACACGGCTCACCATAAGACGTACTATACTAATAATGGATCAAAGGATACCTGCCAGACCTTTGGTCTTTTTTTATGTGGTCACAAAGTTTTTTTCTTTTACCAGACGCGGACACTAGCACACGCAATGTTGAAGCTCTGGCTTTTTCCTCCTTTCCTTTGTGACTGCATACAAGGAGATCACAGACCATGGCAAGAGACTTTGCAAAGAAATTCTACTCAAGCAAGGAATGGCACAGAGTAAGACAAGCATACCTCAGTGAGCATCCGTACTGTGAACGATGTCTGCGTCTTGGACTGGTAGTACCAGCAGAGCACGTACATCACAAGCAGTACATAGACACGCCTGACAAGGTAGCAGACCCGATGCTGGCATTAAACTTCGACAACTTGGAATCATTATGCGAGCCGTGTCATTCGAAAGAGCACAACGCAAAATCACAAGTGGCAGATGGTCTGTACTTTGACGCGGACGGCAACCTGAAGCAGGGGGGCATGTAGTCAAAATGACTATTCCCGCCTTCAC